TTAGTAATACTTTGTGGTAAAGTTAATGTATAAGATTGTGCAGCACTATGTGGTGGTGCTTTAATTTTAACACCATGCGTATTTGCATGACAGTTTAATTGTATTTGACCAGCATTAGAACTACCATCACCATTAACAGTTAATCCATTATAATTTGTTGTAACAGTTGCACCAGTTAATGTTTTAGTTGCCATTGTAGTTGGCAATCTTGCGTCTGCTAATGTGCCTGATGTAATAGATGAAGCTGCGATAGCTGCAACATTAAACGTACCAAATCCAACAATGTCTACGATGTCGTTTGCTGTAGCACCTGAAGCTAATACAACAGATGTACCTGATGTAATAGTTACATCAGTAGCATTAACTAATTTAACACCATTAAGATAAACATCTACAAATCCTGCATCATATGCAAGTGTATTTCCATTATCATCTGATCCTGTAAATGTAGTTTGGTTTGCTGAAGCTGTATATTTAAATCTAGCTGATGTTCCATTAACTGTAGATCCAGCAGCTGCCCATCCAGATGATTTATAAACTTTTAATTCATTAGCTGTCGTATCAAAATAAAGATCTCCAACATTTAAACTAGTACCTGGTGCTGAACTTGCTACTCTGTATCTATCAGCAAATGAGTTAACTCCTGAAATATTGTTTGCAACAGTTGTTACATTAGCTGAGTTTGAAGCTAAAGTATTTAATCCACTTACTGCTGCAAGTGTGTTCATGTCAGATACAGCATCTGCTGTACCTAAAGTATTTAAATCTGAAACTGCATCAGCAGTTCCTAATCTTCCAATCTCAGTAGCTTTACTTGCTACTGTTGTAACTTCTGTAGCTTTTGGAACTAATCTATGAAATGTGTAAGTATTTAATGTTGTAGTTGTTTCTACAATCATTCCAAATCCAGAGCTGTAAGTTGTGCTGTTTTCAGCTCCATTAATAGTAACTGTAGAATTTCCTACTGTTCCATTTGCAATACTAATAACTCCACTACCACTTGATGTATAATTTGTTGAAAGTGTTTTAATACTAACTAAAGTACCTGCTCCATTATTAACATCTGGATTTGCATTAGGAAATGCTAATTCATTTGCTATTGGAACAAATCCTCCAACGTCATCTACTAAATCTATAACTCTTGCATCAATAGCAGCAGTTGTTGCTACTTTTGTATCTCCAGCTGACCATGAATCACCTGATGCAATTGTTTCGCTTGAATCTTGTCTAAAGTATCTAGCATCTGAACCAGCTGTTGTTAATATTGTAACTTCGTCAGGAGTGTGTG